AGAGCAGGTAAATCTGCACCTATTATTATATCTTGTGCATATTTACCTGCTCTTGTGCTAAATAAATGTTCTTTTGCTGTTAGTGTTACTGCTATGTCTTCAGTATCGCCATTAGTTGCCACGTATCTAATCTTTTTAACTGCTGTTGTGGGGTCAAACCAATATAGGAATTTCTCTTGATTGCTTTCGATTCTTTCGATTGTTCCTGCTGCTGATAAATAACCAAAGCCACTTACATCACAGTTCCTATATGCAGTTGGTGTAAAGTCTTCAAAGTCAAATATTCCATTGCCTGCAAAGTTATAGCTACTTGCACTCGGTGTTGTTGGGCTGCTTACTAACACACCAGTTAAAGTTGGTATGCCACTTACATCGTATAGTTCTCTAAATTGTAAAAAATATTTTAAACGTGAATTAGTGTTAGTTCCAAAATCTGATGTAACATTATTAAAATCGTAGGTAGTATAGTTTTTAAGCACGTTACCGACATCAAATGTAAGTTGTGCTGAACTTGGTTGTACTGGATATTTTAACCTCGCTAATGGGTTCGCTGTGCCACTTGTTTCGTTTACATCAATTATAAAATTGAAGTTAGGTTGTGCAGTATTGTTACTACTAACTGTGTATGGCACTTGATTATAAGCAGCCATAAATGCGTTTGGTGTTGTGATTATTGTTATTGCCATTATTTTATAATTACTTTATAATTGCTAATTTTATTTTGACTGCCATTTCTTTACTCAATGCTTTGTTTAACATCTTTAATCTTTTAGGACCTACCGCAGGCTCAACATAGTTCATTGGTTTTATACCTCCGATTTTAGTTGCTACTGCCATTGCCATTGCTTCTTTGGTTATTAAGTCTGCTTGTTTCTTTTTATTCTTTCGGATTAAAGTTTGTTTTCTTAATCCTTTGCTGCCTGTTCGTGCTATGTATTGCTTAAAACTATTTAGCATATCCTTTGGCACTCCCAAGTTTTTAAAACTGAATCTGCTATTAGGTGCTTTGTTTTTATTAAATACACCCTTTACACCTTCATCGACAAACTCCCAATAATTTTGAGTTGTTACTATTTGTATTCCGTTATCTATTACATTTGGATATAAGTCACTTGCCAATGTACTCGCTTGCCTTGTTCTTGCTTTGCTCGTAATTATCTTTCGCATTATTAAAATCGAATCTTCAGCCCACTTTAAAAACACAGCATCAACACCAGTCTTTAAATCCTTTGTAAAGGTATCTAATGAACTGCCATACTTACTGCCTATGTTCGTTGCTGCGCTTGCCATTTTATTTTATCGTCTTCGCTTTTATCCTTAAAGAATACCAATGTATTTAAGAACTCAATTATATTCATTTCAAAGTAGTATTCCCACTTACCTCTGTCGTTGTTTGCAAGGTTGTTTATAGCTACAATCCAACCCCATTTAGTTTCGAATGTTTGTCCAATATTGGCTTCACTTTCTCCAGTGCTTTCTGTGCTTCCTCCTCCAAATAAATTAGGATATTGTCTGCTAATTCCTTGTAGTACCTGCAAAAAAAAAGCATGATTGGATATGCTACTTCAATTTTCATGTGGTTTAAAAACAAATCTGCAACCTCTTTGTGATTAGTTCCATCGTATTTTTTTACTTTACCATACCAATTCTTTTCAACACATATCGCTGCAAGTATATTGTGAATGTTGTTTATAATACTTGCCTCATCTTTGCAGAACGATGTTGCATCTATGTACTGTGCTGCTGTTAGCTTTTGTGTTTGCCAAATACATTTAAACCTTCTTCCTTTAACTTTAAAATCCATTCGCACCTTTGCGTTAGGGTTTAAATTTTCAATCTCACTGAACGATTTTAAAGCAAGTTTAAGTTTATCAATTGGCATAGACTCAACTTCATCAAATGTTCTGTTTGTTAATTCAGCTAACAATTTAATGTTTCGGTTCAATGGGTCTGTTTCAAGTTCTGCAATTGTTTTGCATTTAATAAACTGACTTATGGTAATTTTTTCGAACTTCATTCTCTTTAATATATAAATTTATTACTTTTTTGCTAAATTTTCATTGTTGCGTACCTACCCGAACTTGGGTTATCAAGTTGGAATATTACATTATACCTAATTGAATCTATCATGTGATTCCAATTGTCAATATACATGTGGCTTGCTTTGTCGGCATAAACATAGTTGTTTAATTCCTTTGCTATATTGTGGCTGTTTGGCTCAACTATTATATTATAGTTCTGCATTCGGATTATACCGCTTTCAATCGTTCCTTTCTTTACTGCTCGTATGTTTATACCTGCATGCCTTAAATCTGCTATTAAACGGTCTTCTGCGCTGTCTGCTATAATTACCTTACCTTGTGTTCTATCTTTTAGTATTTGGCCTAATACGTGGGTTTTTAAACCATTTGAGTATAAGTGTTCTTTAACGTATATTATCTTTCGTACTTTATCAATAGCTACTTCACTTAATGCATCAGGGTCAATACTAAAACCAAAATCCAAGCCGAATGAAGTTTGTAATCCATGTGGGTTAAATTCGCCAAATGTCCAATTAGTAAATACTACACCCTCTGCTTTGTTCACCCAACCACCTAAAACAATGTGTTTGTATTTAGCAGGGTTGCTTTCTCTTATTCGTTCAATTTCATTTAAAAAGGATTCATCAAGGTTTTCAAGGTTATTCATGTAAGTAGTATGAATATAGGTTGCATCTTGATGTATGCCAGTGTAGCCCTCTATAACCCCTCGCTGCTCAAAGAACTTTTTGTATATCCAATGTTCCTTTGTTGCAGGGTTTAAGATTAATATTATCCGGTTCTTTTTTCCTTTTTGCCTTATTGATAGATTTATTTTATCAAATGTTTTTTCATCTACTAATTCTTCTGCTTCGTCTAATATCCATGTGGTTACACCTTGCAATGATTTTAAATTTGCTGTTTGGTCACCGCTACTTGTTTTTATACCCTTAAATAATATTTCACTGCCTGAACGTTTATTCTTTATTTCGCTTTTTAATATTTCAAAATCATCTTGCAATTCAAGTAGTTCAATTTTTTCTTGAAATTCAGGAATAATAGACAAGTGCGCACTGGTCATGGTTTGCCTTGTAAATAGTATTCTATGCCCACGTTCATAACTTAGAAGTGATGCGAACCTACCTATTTCAAAAGACTTACCCGAACCACGACCACCTGTTATAATAAAATAACGTGTATCATTATTCAGTTGATTCCAAATCGGTTTGTGCCTTGCTATCATATAGTTTACTTATATCAAAGTTTTCATTTCGGTTTGTATTTTCACTTTCAACAAATGTCATTGATAGCTTTTTAAGTTCTTCCGGTGTTGCAATTAATTTCATTAATGCCATTTGTAAAGCAGGTGCATTTGATGTGTACCATTTAGAACGCATTGATACTTTTAGAGTTGTGCGATTTATTTCTAATAATCCTTTTAGCTCGTTAAGTTCGTTAGAGTCTAATGGGTAGTATTCATAAAATGTTGGCTTTGAAATTGGAATAAATGCAACTATGTCTTCCACAAAGAATAGTTTGTGTTTTACTATTGCTTCTTTTGCTTGTTCGAATATTTTAATCTTGTCGTATGCCATTGCGTTTAATTATTAATGTAGGGTCTAACTTTTTCATTCTGTCTATTATTACTTGACAATATTTAGGGTCAAGTTCCATTCCGTAACATTTGCGTTTAAGTTGGTGTGATGCTACCATAATTGAACCACTACCTAAAAACCCATCAAATATCAAATCTCCTTTTATATGGTCTGTAATAATTTCAGATAACATTCTTATAGGTTTTTGTGTTGGATGTACTCTTTTATCTTTCTCACCCTCTCTAATCATACCATTCCATAATTGGTCATAGATTCTTATTGGAGTATGAAAGCTACACCAAGCCATTTCACCATCTGCAAATGTGTTTCTTATGTCTGTACCTGCTCTTTTATTCCAAATTAACCAACCATCACTAAAAGGTAAAAAATCAGTAAAGTAATTTCCACCCCAAATAATAAAATCATTCATTCCTAAACTTATGCAAGTATTATAAAACTCTTTTGCAGTTTCGGTTGTATCGTCTGCTATTACTTCTGAATATTTCCCCTTTTTAGCTACACCAAAGTTTGCACCAACCATTTCAGATTTAACTACTTTTATTCCATAAGGTGGGTCAGTAAATACCATATCAGCTTTTTGACCATTCATTAACTTTGCTACTGCATCACTATCCGTTGAATCTCCACATAATAACCTATGCTCCCCAATCTCAAATAAATCCCCTAATACAATATCCGTTTCAATTCCTCCTTCAGGTGCCTCAAAATCATCTTCTTCTGCTTCTAAATTAGATACTTCAAAATTAGGTATGTCTAATCCCCATTCAGTTAATTGCTCGGTGTCCCAACTGTTAGCTAAATCATCCCAATTCCATTCGCCAAATCCTACGTTATCCTTTATGATAAATTCGTTTTGTTGTTCTGATGTCAATTCACTTGCTTTGATTATTGATACTTCTTTTAAACCTGCTTCAATACAAGCCTTTAATCGCATATTGCCACCAAGCACTATCATTTCATCATTAACCACTATTGGTCTTATATCCAACATTTGTGGAAATTCTTTTATTGATGTTACAAGTTTTTTAAATTTGTCATCTTTAATAATTCTTGGGTTATTTGGGTTGCTTTTTACTGCGCTTATTTTTACTGTTTCTATTTTCATATTAGTTCATATATAAAATTCATATCTGCTTTGCCATTGCCATGAATTATAGTTGGTTTAAAGTTATCTTTAGTTATAAATATATTATTTTCTATTTTGTAATCTGTTTCAGTTATACCACACAATGTTTGAAATACTCTGCAATCATGGTCTATACCTATGCTTGGGTTTTCTAATAGCCATTTAGTTGCTATTCTTTGGTCATCTTCGCTATCGTGTATGCTTTGTTTGTCTATTAGCTTTATAAAGGTTTCTGCCTGCATATAGTAAGCACCACTATTTAAGAATCTAAATTTAGTATTTGGTTTTGTGTATTGCTCACGTTCTTCATATTTAGATAATTGGTCTACATCAGGATAACAATTTACTTCTGAATTAAATAAACAGTTCCAATATATTTTACGTTTAGTATTTTGTGGTGTATCTAAAAAGAATGTATCGTATGCATCAACAAATATAAAATCTTCAATAGTTGGATTAGCTTTTAAATATTCATAAGTTTTATTCAACTTCGTTCCAAATCCTTGCCATTGATTAACTTCAATAATGTGGTAATTCCATCCAAAGTGATTAAGTGACCTTTCAAGTTGAAAGCATTTACTTTTATTATCTGCTACTGTTAATACTATCATAGTTCTACTTTTATTGGTATTGTGCCATTAATTAATCCATCTTTGATTTTATAAAACTCTTCCATTTTTTCGCCTGCATATTTTCGTTTCCATTCAGTATAAGCATCGCCACCAACATCAATATGTTCTATGTCTATGTGTGGTAAGAATGCTAATTTATAGCCAAGTAGTATTGCTCTAATACAAGCTAATGTGTCATCAAATCCATAAACCCCTGCTTGAATTAAACCACCCATTTTATTTATAAGTTCAGGGTGAAACATTTGCACTGTACCCATTATATCTGCGCTTTCTTCTACTATTACCCAGTTATCACCTTTTTCGTGTGGGAGCATTTTTAGTTCAGTTTTCCAATGATTACTTGCATTTGGTGACTGCATTAAGTCTTTGCGTTTTAAACCTAATATTCCATAGCCACCAAGTTTCATTGCTAACTCCATTTCTTCTACCCAACCATAGTTATTTATAACTACATCGTTATCCATTTTAATAACTGTTTCGTTTGGTTTGCGATATGCCCATGCTTGGTTAATTGCTTTTGCAGTACCTACATTTTCAGTGTTGGTTATTACAGTTATAAATTGTTCATGTTCTTCTAAAATATTTTTAGTTTCTATACATGAATTATTATCTATAACTATTATTCTGTGGTTATTAAAATCAGTTGTATTTACTAAACTT